GGGAAAACATAACCCATACATCAGCCTCTTCAGGAGGTATAGCCGATTCAGATTCAATATTCACTTTACACACAGCTGGAGATCCCTTCTCACTAGAAGTGGTAACAAGAGCAGCCAGTCAGGTACTGTCAGTAACAGAAATAGAAAGAGAAATCGACACTACTTCTACTACGGTATCCTTATCAGTCTTCTCTCAGTAGCACCAGTTCGTGCTAATGAAGGTGAGACAAATAACACTTCAAACCCAGTAGCGGCTGCAACGGGCAATGTAACTAACCAAGCGGTGCAATTCCAGAACAATGGAGCACCATCTAGGCAACATTACGGTCCTAATATAAGTTGCAATGGAGCTACAATGACCTTCTCTCCATTCTATATGGGGAATCATACGAAACCCTGGGATATAGATGAACAAGGCATGAGACCTTCTAGCTATACTATGGCTGAGAACTGGGGAGGACAGATAAATTTTATGGTCCCTCTAGATCGTGAAGGTTTAAATAGATGTAGAAATATAGCTGCACGTCAAGAAGAAAAGATGCGTCTAGACTATGAACTAGTCAGAGTATTGAAATGTGCGGAGTTACAACAGAAAGGCTTTATGCTTCTCCCTAACTCCCGTGTTTATAGTATGTGCAGTGATGTTATACCCATAACAGCGTATAAAAAGGCAGAAGCAGAAGCGAAAGCTAGTCTTCTACCACCTCAACCACCAAAGAAATGGTGGCAAAACATTAACCCCCTAAACAAATGATCCTATTAATCAAGCCCATCCTATTCGCCTTCTTGAAGTCAGACTCAGTTAAGAAGCTTGTAGTAGACCTATTAGAAGCTTACGTTGCTAGAACTGACAATAAGTTAGATGATCAGGCTCTTAAAATTGTAAAAGAAAAACTATTTAGTTAAATGGCTAAAGCCACAGAAAAACAGTTCCATGAACTACATGGTCTTGTTACTAAGGAATTCCTAAACAGAATCAAAACAAAAGAAGCTACAACACAGGACTTAAAAGCTGCCTGTGATTGGCTCAAAGCCAATGATATAAGTGGTGTAGCATACGATGGTAACCCATTAGATAAGTTAAATCAAATAATGCCGAAAGTTGATCCTGATTTGGTCAATCGGAGGCTCTATGGGCGCAAGTAAAGACTACTATGATTCACATCCTGGTGCTAAAGCTAAGAAGAATGCATATATGAAAAAATATATGCAGACTGAAACCGCTATACGCATCAGACGCAATGCTGATAAACATAGAGATAAAGGTACCGTAGGAGATGGGAAAGATTATTCTCATCGTGACGGTAAGCTTGTTGCTGAAGGTAAACATCGCAGCAAGGATAAAAAGGCTAAACCTAACAAACGTAAACTTAACATCACTTATTAATCATGGTATTAAAAAAACTTGTAAAACGTATTAAAGGAGCACCTGAAAGGTGGAAAAATAGATTAAAAATAGTTAAAGATACTGCGAAAAAAATTGATTCTAGTGATAAAAATCCTATTAATAAAATAAAAAATAGAAAGATCACAGAGAATATTAAGAAAGGTAATGCAAAAGGTCAGATTCAAAAGAAATTAACGAAGTCTGGTTTTAGTAAAACTCAATTAAGAAAGATAGGTGAAAAAAATAAAGCTTTCAAAGATAATAGAAAGAAAATGAATGAGATGCGAAAGAGTAATCCTGAACAGTATAAGAAGTTAAAGAAAGAACAACGTAAAAAAGCTAATGCAAAAGCTTTGAAATCTAGAAGTTCTACTTGGGACTAGGAGGTGATCCATGGTTGATTCTTTTTTAAGACAGGGTATACCTGAAGTCGCCAAACAATTAACTAAAAAAACTACTAAAGCTGTTACTTGGGATACTGCGGTTAAACAACTTAGTCATCAAACCCAACAGACTCTTAATGTGTCTAAGATAACTAATAAAGGAGATCTTCTTCCTGACCAAGTTAAGGTTATGGAAGATCTCGTCCAAACCAATCCAGAAGATGGTGTCAGGTTATTACGAGAATATGAAGATGGTTTATTGAATGATAATTGGCATAATTTCCAAGGACATTTTAGTGAAGCATCTCAGAAATATGATCAAGATGTACAAAGAGCTAGTCTTGATAATTCTAAAGGTATGAAGATCGATCCTGAACCTGATCCCGAAGATTTAATACCTTATGGTCCATGGCCTTTAAAAGCATCTGGTGAAGGTAAAGTTGTACCTGATATAGGTGAGGATTTATCTAGTTCTTTATTAAAAGCTAATGACCAGAAAGATTTAGTAACGAATTTAAAAACACCTTTATATTCAGGAATAGAAGAACGTCATGTACAAATTACACCAGAAGAATTAGTATCAAGTGGTTTGTTTGATACTATGGTGAAAAGACAGGGTATGTTAGAAGAGCAAGCTATAGTAACAAAAGATTATAAAGCTCAAAAAGATTCACTTAAAGGAAAAAAACTTGCAGAAGGAGATAGATCTTTTAAACAAGCTACAAAAAATTTTAAAACTAATAATCGATTATTAAATGATCTTGCATCTGCTAATATTTTTACAACAACCAGAGATGTATTTGGTATAAACAGATCGAAATTAAAAGCTGTACTTCCAATTTTTGGAGAAGGTAAAAAAGAATGGCACCATACTCAGTTTTTCAACAGCCAAGGTGGTAAAGCATTTTTAAATAAAGTTGCTCAAGACCCAATGGTTGCTGCTAATTTATTTTTAAAAATTAAAAGAACTAGACATTCAAACTTCTGGAACTATTAAAAACTTAACTTTAGGAGATCAAGTACCTCATAATGAGTTTCATGCAATGCTTAGAAAAAAAGGTTATGAATCTTGGTTTGATCCTAAAAAGGAAATGCTTCGAGGTGGTGAAGCTGATATAGGAGAATTCTTAGAAGCAATTGCAGAATCAGTTGGTAAAGGTGAAACCAGTATAAATGAAATGTTTGAAATCTTAGAAGTATTTTCACGTGATATGGTACCTTTTTTAAATAAAAAAACTAAAGAAATGGTTGGTCCAAAATTTGAAGATATCGCTGGTTTTGAAGAAACTACAAAATCATATGCTAGTGAAACTGATATTGCACTTGGTCGAGCAAAGAAACCTACAAAATCTAAAGCTAAACAGAAAACAGTACCTTCACCTCCTAAATAATTATGGTAGCAACTAGACAACAACTCAAAAACAAAAGAGAAAA